TGAGCAAAAGAACCTTTCGTTTTCCGTTAACGCAATCGGTCGTAACGGTGGAGCCGTTATTTATTACCCCCTTGCGTTTTCTAAAAAGTATGGCATTTAGGAGATAGCGATATGCCCAAGGTTAAATTAAATCAAGAAACTGTTTTTCAGTATGACGGCGTGGTTTTATTCCCTGAATGGAATAACGTGTCAGATGCAGACTTGGCTAAACTACAAACGGCGACCTTAGCCGTTGAGCTTGGCATTTTAGAGTTTGAAGCTGAAAAGCCTTCAAAAAAGTAAAGTTGGAAACGTGACCAAATGCCCACTTCAATCCAGTTAATCCCTAGCATCGCCCCCGAGCTTGACCCCTTAAGTCAGCAGGTGACGGATATGTTAGCATTAGCAGAACTTGAAGTGGGTGTTTCTTTATGCCCCGACTTGAGACCGTATATTGTAGCCTATTTAACGGCTCACAATGTGACGCTTTCAAATCGTGGCGGTAACGCTGGCACAGTGACGAGTATTAAAGAAGGACAACTTGGCATCACTTATGAAAGTGGACAAGCAACCACTAAAACACAAAGCTCTTTAAGCCAAACGACCTACGGACAAAAATATTTACAACTTATTAGACAATGCTTAGGCGGTGTAGCCTTTAGAACGGCGGTAATGCCATGAGTGTAAAAATAACCACGTTGAAAGACAACACCAAAAAGATAACGGCTGAACTTCGTAAAATCGGCAGTCAAAAGCTAGTCGTGGGTGTGATTGATTCCACGATTGCAGAATATGCCACTTATAACGAGTTTGGCACCAAAGACATCCCACAGCGTAGTTTTCTACGTTCGACCTATGACGAGCAAATAGGCAAGTGGGAAAGACAGCTAGAAAACGGTATTAAAGGCATCCTAAACATGGATACCAATACTAGCCGTGTGTGGGATTTATTAGGGGTCAAGGCAAAGGGTGACGTGCAAAACAAGCTCAGAAGCAACATTTCCCCACAAAACGCGCCTAGCACGATTAAAGCAAAAGGTTCAGGTAAAACGACGCTATTTAATACAGGGGCTTTATTGCGCGCCATTACTTACGAGGTGCGACCACGATGACACCTTTTAACGCGTTTAGACGCCCATTGACGGTACAACGCAAAACCGCTGGAACTTACGACGATGACGGCTTATTTGTAGAGGGTGTATCAAGCACACTTAGCATACAAGCTAGCGTCCAGCCAGCGAACGGGGAAGCCTTGCAAGCCTTGCCAGAAGCCCAAAGAGATTTAGAGACCTACACCCTTTATACGGATACCGCTCTTCATGTGTCGAGTCAGGACTTAGGCACAACGGCGGATATAGTCACGATCAACGGTGTGGGTTTTGTCGTTCAAAGAAAAGCACCTTGGCAAAATAACATCATCAACCATAACGCCTACTTGGTGCAAAAGGTGGCACAATGAACGAACTTTATACGCTCCTTATTGGCTACTTTTCAATTCTTTCAAGTGCTACCGTTATTAGAGCGAATCAAAACGCTCCAGCCCCTAGCGCGCCTTACTTAACGCTTAACATTCAAAGCGTTCAACCTACGGGAAGCTATAGAACCGCCATTGATACGGACGGTACACAAGATGTTACACGCTCCTACGCGTTTACGTTAGACATCAACTTCTACGGGAAGAAAAACGGGCAGGTAGAACTTGAAGCGTTGGTGGATACCGTACTTGACGGTTTAGAAGACCATACGGCGCGATTGTTTGAGTTAGCCGGGAAGATTGCTTTACAGGAAGTGATTCAACCGCCTACGGACGTATCGGCATTGTTTGGCGAGCAGTGGCAACCAAGGTATAACATAGCCTTACGCATGCACACCAGCCGAGCCGTCGAGTATACAAGTAGTTTTATTGATGATGTAGCAGTAAGTAAAACATGGAGGACCGCCTAGTGTCACTGTCTTTAATTAAGAACTTTATAGATGTTCAAATATCCCTTTTGACGTCATTTGCACCACGCACGGGCTTTGGTGTCCCCTTGTTTATTGGGGAGACTGGCGCATTAGGTACCGCGGTTACAGGTAACGCCTATACTCAGACAACTACGGTTGTGACAGTCACTAAAGCAGGCCATGGTTTAGTGGTTGGTCAAATTATTGATATGTCAGCACCTACAGGGACCGCCGTAGCAGGGAAGTATGTAGTCGCTACCGTGCCTACGGCCAATACATTCACCTACACCGCAGGGACTTCACTTACTACAAGTGGAACGCTTACTTATGCGCCTGTAGACCGTGTAGCGACTTATTCCAGCCTTGCGGAAGTGGCTTTAAAATACACGACCACTACGGCTGAATACTTATCAGCGCAGGCGTTTTTCGCACAAGGTGGCAACGCTAAACGGTTACTCATCGGATTTAAACTAGCCACCGAAACGTATAGTCAAGCGTTAACGGCGATTCAAGCGGTGCGTGATGACTTCTACGCCGTGGCTATTCAAGACGCTACTAAAGCAAACCAGTTGCTTTTAGGGGCTACAATTCAAGCCTTAGCAGGACGTAAAATTGTTTTCTTCAGAACCTCCGATGCTAACACTTTAGTCGACGGTAACACCACGGACGTAGGAAGTAGCTTAAAAGCCTTAGATAATGACTACGCTCATGTAACGTACCATTACAGCGTTTACGAAACAACCAACTTGACAGGGTTCTTTCCTGAAATGGCGGTTATTGGCCGTGTATTACCGATTGTCGAGAATCAGTTCCAAGCCGCAGGGTCTACCGCTTGGCACAATCAAAAGGTTGTAGGGGTGATTTCATCCTTTAATCCAGCATTCGGAAAGCAGGCGTTTACTCAAACAGAGCGTAACACCTTAAACTTTAAGAACGTAGAAGCCTTTGAAACAGACGGTGCAAACGTTAGAACGCTAGGCGGTAAAATGACGGGCGGTGAATGGGGTGATGTGATTCACGGGGTAGCATGGCTGGAAACGCGCCTTGAAGAGGATTTATACTACTTGTTGACGCAACAGGCCGATAGATTCTCAAAAGTGGGTTACGACACTAAGGGTATTGCAAGTGTAGAGCAAGTAATGCGTGCCCGCTTACAAAAGGCGGTAGGGACGCGCTTCATTGATACAGATTTTACTGTAACGACCCCTAGCGTTGAACTCACTACAGCCCAAGACCGTGCAAACCGCCTTTATACCGCGTCTTTTGAAGCGCGTTTGATTGGGGCGATTAAGTTTATGACTATCACAGGTACCGTAACCGTCTAAAGGAGATTGAACCATGGCACAGTATAACCACGACCCCAAGAAGATTAATTTAATTGTAGGCGGTATCCCTATTGAGGGATTTATGGAAGGTTCAGGAATAACTCTTGAACCTGATTCTGACATCTCCACCACGTCCATGGGTGTTGATAAGGATTTCACTAGAAACATTAACACCAATATAAGCTGGAGTTTGAATTTCACAATTCAAAACGGCTCCCCTAGCAATGACGTGCTAAATAGCTTGATTCGCACACAAGTAAGCAGTGCTTTCCTTTTAAAGGATGCTAACACCACAAATACGCAAGCCGTAGGGATTTGTTACCCCAAAGCCTTACCTTCAATCAGTGGAGAGCTTGAAGCAGGCGGTAGAGAGTACCAATTCACCGCGGTAGACGTCAACATCAACTACGGGGGAGCTAGCTAGTGAGTTTATCTTCAAAAGCTAAGCATATTATTATTAACGGTACAAGCTACGACATTGTGCCTCATCCAGCCACAGAAGGGCTTAAGTTGGTTCGATTGATTGGGAGTCATCTAAGTTCTGCTAACATCACGATTGAACGTGACGAAAAGGGTGACGTTAACATGAACCTAGGGCATTTGGTCAAAGTAGCCTCCGCCTTTTGTGAGTATAGCTTAAATCACGACCCCGATTTTGATTTAGTTAAAAAGCTCCTACGCCAAACGTATATTACCATTGACAACAAGCAACAAAGCGCTATGGGTGTATTTGACGACCACTACGCAGGGAACTGGGGCGAATTGTTTGAAGTGATAGCCGAGGTGATCAAAGTAAACAATTTTTTGCCGATGCTTCAGAGTTTTGGAAGCCAAGCCGTCAGCCCAAGTACGACGACCGCTCCTACGGCAAAATAGGCGAAAGCATCTTAGAAGATTGGCTTGTATGGCGATTGGTTCGTGAAAGTATGGCAACCTTGAATGAGTTACGCACGGTTTATGACTATGAGGACTTGTTAAAAATGAATGCGATACTAGACATGAAGGACGACGTGCAAGCCTTGATGCAAGCAGAGGCAGAAGCCAAGCAAAAGAAGGGCGGTAGATAATGGCATCCCTTAGAGAGTTGCTTGTTACCATTGAAACAAAGTTAAACGAGCCTGCTTTAAAAGAAGTGGATAGACGTCTTAACAAGGCCGTCAGTAACGTTGAAAAGAAAATGGAAAAACTAGGCGCGGTAGGGGATAAAGTAGGGGGCGTACTAACAGGCGTTTTTGTAGGGCTGGCGGTCGTCATTCCTACGGTTACTTTTGCTATGCTTAAATTAAATAGTGAACTCAACGGCATGACGGCGCGGATTGGCGTCTTCACAGGCAACGTAGCAGGCGCAAAGGACACGCTAAAACAACTAGTTGATATAAGCCTTCAAACAGGTGTAAGCCTAGGCGCGGTCGAGGATGTTTTTGGCAAGATTTCAATGAACGCCAAAGCCCTAGGGACAGACGGTAAAAGCGTTATAAAGGTGACGAGGGGTATTGCTCAAGCCTTGGCCATTTCAGACAAGCCGATTTCTGAAATGGCAGGAGCCTTAACACAATTAGGGCAGGCGTTTGCTTCACCCATTGTACAAGCCGAAGAGTTTAGGTCTGTTTTTGAAGGGGCTAACTTTTTTGCAAATGAATTGTCTAAAAGTATTCTAGGCTCTAACGGTACCGCAGGGGCGTTATTTCAATTAGTTAAAAAACAAAAGCTTACTAATAAAATGCTATTTATGGCTATTCAAGACGCCTTGCCACGGATATTAAATCAATTTGATCAAATGCCCTTAAGTTTAGACCGTGTGATTAACCGCTTTCAACTAATGGGCTTTCGCGTGGCCATGGCCATGGATGAGTTTCAAAAGCTTGAAGGACCCCAAAAGTTTTTAAGGGTTATGGATAGCTTAATAGAAAAAACGACCAACTATTTAATAAACAATCAAAAGTTGATTAGTACAAAAATGGTCGAGTTCTTTAATGGGGCAACAGTGGCCGTCAATAGCCTAGTGGGTGCGTATAAAACCTTTGAACCTGTTTTATTATTTTTAATAAACAATTTTGATTATATCGTCAGCAGTTTAGGGGCTATATTGGCGGGATTCATCACTTTAAAACTGTTCTTATTGGCTCAAATGATACCTACGGCTATAAAAACAGGCATAGCCATGGCCGTTGCACTAGGCCCTGTAGGCTTAGCCATAACAGGCATTATAGCCCTTGCGACCTTTTTGGAGCTTAAATTTAAGCTATTGTCTAGTGCCATAAAGGGCATAGGCAATGCGTGGAACGCGGTAAGTGGTAAGTTTAGTGAAGCAGGGATGACGCTAGGCGGTGCTTTAGAGCGTGCAAGCCGTGGTGAAATACGCGGAGGCGGTAGAGAACAGGCCAGAATACAGCGTCAAGGAGCAGGGACGACAAACACAAGCAATAAATCCCTTGTCAACACAAACACGTTTAACTTTAATGGTATGCCTTCAAACGCACAAGCCAAGTCCCTAGGGAAGAGCTTCAGCGGTGGCATGATGAATGGCTTTCAAGCGTTAGGGGGTTACTAGATGACGGTTAAAATCGCACTACTCGACGTTTTCGGTCTTCTCGTTAGAAAGAAAATAGGCTTCCTTGAATTAGACGCCGTTATAAGTGAAACAATCAATCTAAACAACACGGTGACATCCGCCCCGATTGAAACAGGCGAAAATGTAACCGATCACGTTTATAACGAGCCTTTAGAATTAAGCATGGAGTGTATCGTTAGCGATTCTGATATAGTGAGAAGCATAAGCCTTCAAGCGAATCCCGTGGCACGCATTCAAGCGTATGAAAGCCTTGTGGACTTGTGGAAAGCGAAAACCCCTGTGGACGTTGTGGCAGGTTATGAAGTGTACCCAAATATGCTCATCACGTCGATTAGCATCCCACGGGCTAATGATGACGGCGATTCTATCCGTTTTAACGTCTCCTTTTTACAAGCAAACATTTTAGATAGCCTCTTTTTAAGCGATAAAAGCGGGCGTGTAAACGTGGGACGCAAGCAGGGCGTCATCGCCAGCAATAGTATATCAGCGATTGCACAACGAACCATAGAGAGGTTACGAGCATGAGTTTAATCACTTTAGAACTGCCAAGCCTTGACAGCTGGGAGTACGAGGTCGAACTAGATGGCACGGTTTACCTATTGCGTGGTTTATTGTTAGCGCCTCCTGATATAGAGCCTTACTACGTGCTTGATTTAATGCTCCCCGATAAAACGCCTATTGAGCTAGGCATGAAGCTAAACTTTGGCTACAGAATGGCATTCAGAGGCGGTAATGCAAACGCTCCACAAGGGACGCTATTTTTGCAACCGATTGGCAGTATCGCAGGGGACACACCCACAGCCCAAGAATTAAAAGACAAGGCGGTGCTTTGCTATGACGAAGCAATTTCTTAGAAACGTCGAAGTGCGTATAATCGGCGAAAATGACACCCTTGTTTTAAATCAAGGGCTTGACACTGTTTTTGAAGTGAGAAAAGATAGAAGCACGGTGCCGAATGAATGCAGGATAGCGATTAAAAATTTAAGCGATACATCAAGGCAGTTCATCCAGTCAAATAAAGGTTTAGAGATTTACACAGGTTATGATGATGAGTTGGTTTTACTTGCCAAGTGTGATATTACGCGTCGTGTGACGGAATGGCAACCCCCCGATTCAATAACCAACATTGAAGCCCTTGACGGCTTACTAGCCTTAAAGAATAAGCGTGTTGTTTTAGGTCTGGCCGATAAAGCAACCGTCAATCAAGCGGTTCAGTCGATTGCAAAACAAATGGGATTAAAGCTTATTGCAAACGCTAGCCTAGAATTAAAGACCCCACTAAAGGGTGGGTACACTCATACAGGCACCGCCTCGCAAGCCCTAGATGACCTTTCAAGCAACGTAAACGCGTCATGGGGTATAGTGAATAACACCTTGATTTTTACGGTGCGTGGCAAGGCTTTAAATCAGACCACTGTTTTAACCATTTCGCCAGAAAATGGACTATTGGCAAAACCAGAAGTTTTAGACGATACGATAATAAGTGAACGGATTCTTCCTAAGCAGATTAAGCCTAACGGCTACCAAATAACCATGTTGTTAAGACCACAGTTGAACCCCTTTGATTTAATTGAAGTGCAAAGTCAATTTGTAAACGGCTTATTTGTGGTGGACACGGTAGAGCATCAAGGTGGTAACCGTAGCGGTGAATTTATAACGAGGGCTACCATATATGAACGACAATAATAGTGGTGAACTTTTAAAACGCACTATTAAAAAAGTCTATGAGACCATGCGCGTCGCTATGCCAGCGGTCATTGAAAGCTACGATGCTACAAAAAGCCTAGCTACGGTCAAGATAACGATTCCTCATGTTCGAGATGATGAGGACGTTTTAGACGTACCGATTATATCGGCCGTGCCTGTTATGTGGTTATCCACATTGACAACTCGCATAACCTTCCCTTTACAACGGGGTGATTGGGGCTTATTGATTCATTGTGACGGCGATATAGGCAAATGGGCGGTAGACATGGACGCAAGCCAGCCTCAAAGCAAGCGTCGTCATGCGTGGACAGACGCGGTATTCTTACCACAGATGCACGGATTACAACCAAGTAGCCTAAATGGTTTAGAGTTGAAACATGGGGCGAATACTGTTACACTAAGTGAAGCAGGCATAACGGTTAGTTCACCCCTAGCCGTAAACGTCACAGCCCCTACAATTACCCTAACAGGCAACACAACCATAACAGGCAATTTGAACGTATCAGGGACATCAACAATGGCAGGCATCCCCTTTGCTACCCATAAACATGGCGGTGTAACGGTAGGGGCAGGACTTACAGGAAACCCACAATAATGGATTTACTCTTAGACCGTACAAGCCACGATTTAACCATTACTAACGGTGATTTAAGCCTAGTCGATGGGGGAAATTGGGTTCAGCAAAGCATCAAGCAGAACTTACAAACGCTTTTAGGGGAGTGGTTTTTAAATACGGCCGTGGGTCTCCCTTGGTTCGATGAAATACTACAAAAGGGGACGTCTCAAAACCGTGTACAACAGCTATTAATTCGTGAGATTATAAATACAAACGGTGTAGAGAAGCTAAACTATTTGAATTTAGACTTAGACCCTAGCACACGGCTAGCGCGCGTTGATTTTGAAGTGCAAGCCCTAGGCACGGTTATAACAGGCAATGAGGTATTTGGCTAATGGTATACGGACTTTCTTTTGAAGGATTCACCCCTAAGACGCTTGAAGTGGTCAAGTCTGAAATTGAAGAAGATTTACGGAATCAATTTGGGGCGAATATCGACTTGAGACCTCAAAGCGTGTTCGGTCAACTGGTAGGCATCTTTTCAGAAAAGCACGCCGAGGTTTGGGCGTTAGCGAATGACGTTTATTTAAGCCAATATCCCGATTTTGCGAGTGGTGTGCAATTAGACCGTGTAGCAAGTATCACGGCCACAGTAAGAAAACCCGCTACCCCTAGTCAGGCATCTGTTGTGTGTTATGGTGTACAAGGAACGGTTTTAAGCGCAGGGCAGGAAGTCCAAGACACGCTGAATAACTTGACCTTTGAAACGGTGGATGCGGTGACGATTTCAGCGTTACAAGCAAGAGATGTTTATTTAAACGTAGTAACGGTAGGCAACGGCGCGTATACAGTCACAATTAACGGTATTGCTTACACTTATACCGCCAGTGGCTCCCCTCCTTTAAACACGATTCTAAACGGCTTGGTGACGGCTATCGGTACGGGAGTGGTAACGCCCAGTAACGTGAATTCACAATTAAGGCTATTAAATGCCAGTGTTGACTTTTCAGCGGTAGCCACTACGGCCAATTTAGCTATTGTAAAACGTGGGTCAAACGTTGAAACGGTAGCGCAGGAAAACGGAGCCTTTGAGGTTCCTATAGGCGTTATTTCAGAAATAAACACACCTATAAGCGGGTGGGATTCTGTCAGTAACCTTTTAGTAGGGGTGACAGGGCAGGATAGAGAGACCGACGAAGAGCTAAGAATCAGACGTACAGCCAGCGTGGACAGAAGCATAAGAGGCGCGGTTTTAGCGGTAGACAACGTGACGCAAGCGGTGGTATATGAAAACAATACAGACGTGACAGACGGGGACGGTACACCCGCTCATCACATTTGGGCGATTGTAGAGGGTGGAAGCAATTTAGATATAGCCGAAGCGATTATAAGCCGTAACAGCGCAGGCATAGGCACACGAGGCGCGGTAGTCAATTCAGTAACCAGCCCCGTCACAGGCAACCCTACGACGGTAAAGTTTGACAGACCTACGACATTGAACCCTACAATAGCGGTTGGATGCGTTTTAGCAGAAGACGGCACGGCCTTCCCTACAAACGGCGTAGCTTTAATCAAGCAAGCCTTAGAAGATTATACCGATACCTTCACCATGGGGCAGGACTTGGTCTATAGCCGTTTATTTGGGGTGATTCATAGTGTAGGTGGTATTCAGGTGAACACGTTGACGATTAACGGCGCAAGTACGACCTTGACGGCTACTAAGAGTCAGATTATAAAAATACTGGTTGCTAACGTGACAGTAACAGGGGTATAAAATGGCAGGCACGAACCAACGCTTGATGCTTCAATACAAAGGCGCGGTCTCCTTACTGGCTTTATTTTACGCTTTGATTGATAACCCTTGCGTGTCAACAGTTTTTGCATTGACACAATTATACACGCGCTTAGATATTGACTTGTCTGGTGGGAGGCAATTGGATTTAATCGGTACGATTGTTGACCAGTCAAGACCTAGTTCTTTTGTGGACGACCCTTTAATTCAAGCGAATGTGTTTACATGGGATTCAGCAGACCCCTTTAAATTTTGGGACGCTGGATTGTGGAGGGGTGAAGACGTTAGACAACCGATGGCCGATGTGGATTATCGTTTGCTTTTAAAGGGCGTTATTTTTGGAAATAATAACCTTCCTACGATTCACAACATTGAACGCTTTGGGATGTTTATCAGCGGGTTCTCTTTTTTAGTGCGTGAGTATGTGGGAAGCATTGACGTAATAAGCCCTTATGAACTAAACCCAGTAGCGGTAGATATTTATAAGCGTATTGTCAACGTAGCGCAAGGGGTACGATTAAACCTGTTTATGGGTGTGAATCCTAACTTAGGAGAGATTTTCGAACTAGGGTCACCCGATTTAAATAGGGGAATTGGTCAAGGGTACTGGGCAAGAAAAGTATAGTATGTTACTATAAACAAGCAAGGGAGCTTTTAAATGGCAAAAACGGTAGGCACTAGCAATTTAACAGAAGTATGGGGTAGCGATAGAATCGCGGAATCCGCTCCAGCCTTGACCGCGCCTACGCTTAGCAACCAACGCAAGGGCTTTGTCACAGGGGTAGCCGTTTCAAATGATGCGACTTGGGCTATAAACGTTTTAGGCGAAAAAATAAACCACGTTTTACAAAATGGCGTCCCTACATGGAACAGTGAAACCACTTACGCGGTCAACAATTATACGAACCATTCAGGGCGCATCTATCGGGCAGTCAATGCCACAACCAACAGCACGCCAAGTCTTGTGAATGCCAACTGGGAAGCGGTAACGCTTAACGGTGATTTGGCAGGCTTAGGGGGAAGCGTAGGGGATATTAAGATGACCGCTTACGCTACACCAGATGCAGGCTGGGCATTATGTAACGGTCAAGCATTAAGCCGTACAACGTATAGCGCGTTATTCGCTAAAATCGGTACAACCTACGGCGTGGGTAACGGTTCGACGACGTTTAACGTGCCTCAAACCACAGACCGCTTTATTCAAGGCGCAGGGGCAGGGCGCGCCGTGGGTACCGTTCAGAATGAAAGTGCTACGGTTAGCATTGACGGCTGGGGCATTCAAGGGGGAGCCTTTGGAAGTGGTGTAGGGGGGCGATTGGTTGTTACGTCTGGAGCGGGTGAAGTAGGAGAGTCTTTGGAGTCTTTACGATCCGCTTTGCAAAGTGGAGCGGTCACCAACGTGAAGCCGAATAACATTGCATTTCATTATATGATTAAAATTGTATAGAGGGAGCCTTGAACCATGGCAAAAACAGTAGGGACAGGCGATTTAATCGAAGTATGGGGAAGCGATAGGGTAGCACAGGGCGCGCCTGCTTTAGTAGCCCCGAACCAAACCACTATTGAGAAGGGCTTTGTCAACGGCATAGCTAGTGCGAACGACTTTACATGGGTACCAAACGTACTAGGCGCCAAGGTGAATCACGTTTTACAGAATGGTGTGCCACAATGGGTAAGTACAACCGCTTATGTGGCAGGGAATGTTGTAGGGCGTTCAAATAACATATGGTTGTGTTTAATCGGTAATACCAACTCAGCACCTACACAAGATAATGTTAATTGGGACAAAATCAATAAACTACCCAATGGGTACATTAATACACCTGTACCATTTTATGCGACAACACGAACCGTAACAGTAAACGGAAGTGCATCAGCTCGAAGTGGTGACAACTTAGCAGATTTAACCGCGACAGGAAACAATACGGTAAGCTTAGACAATGCTAATGTCCTTAATGG